CGGCGTTCTGCACAGCGGCTGGGTAAAGACTGACGGGGCGTCGCTCTACTTTCAACAGCCTAAAGATAATGATACGACCGACACGCTAGATCGGATCAAAGAATATTTCACCGGATTGCCAGCAATTGATTTGCCTCCAAAGCAGACGGGGCCGAGCGACGCCGATCTGCTAACGGTCTATCCTATCCCGGACGCCCACATCGGGATGCGCGCATGGGCCAAGGAAACGGGCGAGGCTTACGACACCGACATCGCGGTGGATCGGATCCAGTCTGGCATTGGGCAATGCGTTCAATCTTCACCAGCATCATCGGAGGCCATAATCATCGCGCTGGGCGATTTGCTGCACGCAAACGACAATACCAACATGACCCCGGCCAGCAAGCATGTGCTCGATGTGGACAGCCGCCATTATCGCAACCTTGAGGCGGCTATTTACGCAATAGCCGCAGCGGCTGAAATGGCCGCACAGAAGCACGACAAGGTGACTGTGGTGGTGCAGCGCGGAAACCACGACGAAAGCGCCTACATGGCCGTTATGTTCGCTCTGGCGGAGCGTTACCGGGAGGACAGCCGGATCAACGTGCAGAAGCGCCCCGGCGAGTTCTTTGTGCATCAGTTTGGCCTGTGCCTTTTGGCTTCGCAGCACGGCGACAAAGCAAAAGCAGAACGCCTTGTCATGCACCTGGCAGACGAATGGCCGGAGATGTGGGGCGCAACCCGGCATCGGTATTATTTCACGGGACACTTACACCACAGCAAGATGCAAGACGTAGGCGGCGTGCAGGTGGAACAACTGCGAGCGGTTACAGCACGGGACGCTTATGCGGCCAGCAATGCCTATTCAGCGCGCGCCCAGTTTCAGGCAATTACTTATCACAGGAACCTTGGCGAAGTGAGCCGGGTGAAGGTTAACATATGATAGACAAAGACTTCGACGTTTTAGACATTTTCGTCATCCAGAACGGAAACCTTGTAATTTACCGGGATGGACAGCGGGTGGCAGAGTTTGAGCCGGACGTTTTTCCCAGCATCATCTTAGCGCTCGCCAAGGAGTTGCGCCACCCAACCAAGGGTGATACAGGTTTCACGCGGGGCGCAAACACATCAACCTAAACAAACCGCAGGTTCTGTTTTGGTCCGTGCTGCAAATGCGCCAACATTTAGCTGCGCCCCGCACGATTACACTTTTGCCTCGGCATGTGCGTCACGCACCATTTCCAAGATGACTTCGGCCAGCGTTTCGCACTCATAATTGTCGGCTTCCTTTACCAGCCATATTAGCTGGTCCTTGCTTAATCCGCTTATGATGTCGCCAATGCAACCGCGCCGCAGATAATAGGTGCTGCCGTGCGACAGCGGAGATCCGTATTCAATCTTGGGCAACTCTCCTTTATCACGGCCCCGCTTCCTGGCGCTCGTAACTGTGGAATAACTTACATTCAGTTTCGTAGCGATTTCCTTGGTCCCCATGCCATCAAGCGTCATCTCCAAGATTTTCTTGGTGTTGCTCTTTTTACTCGCCGGCATCGTCTTGTCCTTTCTCTATAATTCGCAGCAGCGCCAAGCATTCCTCTGCCTGCTGTTTTAAGTTTGGTCTGCCGCGTGCGTCCGCAGCTTGCTTAATCACGCTCAGGTTCTGCCGCAGTAGTTTGATCGCGGCTTTTGTGTTGTCGGTCATGGTTGTGGCCTCGCCTTTGGTCTAACCGTCCAACCCGATGCTACGTTTTTTAGCTCTTTGCATCCGACATCTACGCCGAGTGGGATGTTATACATCGCCTCGCCGCACGCTCGCATGGTCGTGAACACTTGGTAGTCGCCTGTTGGTTCGTGGGTGTGCGGCGCGATCAGGTACAGGATTGCGTAGAAGGTCATGGCAGCACCAGCGGTAAAAACATCACCCCAAAGAAAATCAGAAATAGGCAAATGCCGCCTATAATATCACCAATCCATTTGTTCATATCACTCTCCCTTTTTGCATCTACTCAAAAACAATAGGCAACTATTGAATTTATGTAAACCTATTTTTTCTCTACATACTCAAGAATAAGTTGAGAGGCGTGCTTTGCGCCCTTCCCAACAATCACCGTCTGGCCAATGCTTTCCAGATAGCCAATCATCTTTTTCTGCTCTGGCGAAAGCCTGCCTCCGGTCTCGCGCTTCATCTCCACCCAAAGACACCACTCAGGCACAAAGAGATCCGGAACGCCTGCCACAACGCCCTCTGCCTTCAGCCGCTTTGCCACTGTAATCGCCCGCTTCTCACCGTTCGGCACCGCAAAGATCAATACGCCGGGGAACTTGGTGCGGAACCAATTTACCAACCCGACCTGCTCTTGGCGCTCAGAAGGGCACGTCGTCCTCGAACATCTCTTCAAGGTTTTTGTTGAGCCTGTCCTCGGCTTCCTTGTCGGCATGGCTGATCTCCTTTTGACTGTAATCAAACTGCACAATCTTGTGGAACTTCCCGTCAGGCGTCACCCGAATCCGGCTCGGCTTCACCCAACTGTCAGCCTCCTCAAGAGCAGCCGCAAGTGTCATAGCCTGACCACCCAGAGAAGGCAGGCGCGCCCTGTAGCGCTCGGCTGCATAGCCACCGTGATCTGGGCACAGCCACTCGCTTATGCGCAGCACGTCGCAAACGTAGGTCACACGCAGCGTGTCACGCTTGCCCATCTTGCCCTCCCACCGCTGGTAAAACACATCGTCAACATCCAGCCATTCCATCTGCACCTGCGACGAAAGCATGGCCCCATCGTAACTCTTGTGCGCGTGGTTTAATTCCGGCGCTGGAAACTCGTGGCTACACTCAGGGCAAACGCGTGTGGCCGTAGGCAGCATGTGCTGGCACTTAGGGCACTCTTTGGCCGGAGCCTCGCCCTCACCACTGCCACCCGCCTTCTTGGGCTTCACCTGGTCAATAAACCCATGCCGCTGCACGTTCTGCCCATAGTCCAAGATCAGGCAATTTTCCTTGCCCTCTGACAGCCGCGTGCCGCGACCCACCATCTGCACATAAAGTCCCGTGCTTTCCGTCGCACGCACCAGAGCAACCAAATCAACGCTCGGCGCATCAAACCCGGTCGTCAAAACATTGCAGTTCACAAGGCACCGCGTTTGCCCCGCCTTAAACCGCTCAATCTTGCCCGACCGCTCTTTTGCCGGGTCCGCACCCGTCACCACATCGCAGCTAATCCCGTGGCCCCGCATTCCCTCTGCCAGCATTTCCGCGTGCGCCACACCAGACGAAAACAAAAGCCAACTCTTGCGATCCGCCCCAAGTTCCACAATCTCAGCGACCGTCGCTGCAACCAGTTCTGGATCCGATGCCGCTACAGCAAGATCAGCCTCCACAAACTCTCCGCCCCGCTTTTTGACGTTGCTCAAGTCGATCTGTTTCAGGCCGCCCTTGCTAATGACCGGCGACAGATACCCCTGATCCATCAGCATCCCCACTGGGATGTCATAAGCAATGCCGTCAAAGATTGCCCCATCGCCCTTGTGAAGCAGCCCGCTGTCCAGCCGGTAAGGCGTGGCCGTCAGCCCCACAATCTTAACCGCTGGATTGCACACCTTCAGGTCATAGATAAACTTGCCGTATCGCGTGTCTGCATTGCGCGGCAGCATGTGCGCCTCGTCAATCAGCACCAAGTCCGGCGCAGGAACCATGTCATACGCCTTTTTCCAGACGCTCTGAATGCCCGCAAACGTGATTGGTTTATCCAACCGCTTCTGCCCAATGCTGGCGCTGTAAAACCCAAACTCCGCCTCTGGATACATCCGCAGCAATCCTTGCGCCCCCTGCTCAAGCAGTTCCTTCACATGCGTCAGCATCAAAACCCGCGTACCGGGAAAAGACATTGCGTCCTTCACAAGCTGGGCAATGATGGCCGTCTTGCCTGCACCCGTAGGTGCCACGATCAAAGGATTGTCCCCCCGCTGATCGGCCCAATACTGATAGGTCGCGTCCACAGCCGCGCGTTGGTAGTCTCGGAGTTTAAACGTCACTGCGCATTCTCCCCTCAAAAATCTCTTGGCTGTTGCCCTGATTGCGCAAAATCTCGCCCGTGTCCTCGTCCATGTATTCCACAAAGTCGGCCCCGGCGTCCTGCACCGTTAAGTCTTTGGGCATAATGCTGGGGATAAACAGGTGCTCCATGCAGGGTCCGCCTACTTTATGGCCCCTCGCACAACTCCATGTCCCGTCCCTCTCAGGGGTCACATGCGCGCACGTCCGGCAGGACACCTCCGGTATTTTGCAGCCGTGGCAGACCGCAAAGTAAGGGCAGAACTTGCAGCGCCAATCGCTTGGCTCATCTGCCAGTTTTGCCGGTGGCTCGTCAGAAAACACAATACTTTCTGCCTTGGCCACAAGGTGCATTGCGTAGGCCGCATCATACTTAATGCGCTCGCCGTAGATGGCGTCAGTCTCTTTGCAAACTGAAAAGAAATAACAACGCTCCAGCCCCACAAGGTGCATCC